GATTGCTGGTGTATATGATGCACTCAGAAACAATAGAAAGTTAATTATATCGCCCACTGGATCAGGTAAGTCACTTATGATCTATGCTGTTGCACGTTATCATGTGGGTAGGAAGAGGAGAATATTACTTGTAGTTCCCACTACATCTCTTGTAGAACAAATGTATAAGGACTTTACTGATTATGGTTGGGACGTAGAAAAATACTGTCATAGAGTTTACTCTGGTAGAAAGAAGAGTACACAACAACGTGTAACCATATCAACATGGCAGTCTATCTACAAGATGGATAGACAGTGGTTCTCTCAGTTTGATGTCATTATTGGAGATGAGGCTCATCAATTCAAATCCAAATCATTAATTAATATCATGTCTAAACTTAGAGATACAAAATATAGATATGGATTTACTGGAACATTGAGTGGCACACAGACTCATAAGTGGGTCTTAGAGGGACTTTTTGGGCCATCATATAAAGTGACCAAGACATCTGAACTACAGGCCAAAGGACAACTGGCGAAGTTATCCATTAGAATTATCCTATTGAAACATGAACCAAGACCGTTTGATGAGTATAGAGAAGAGATCAATTATATTATAGAACATGATAAGAGAAATCTATTCATAAAAAATCTTGCTGTGACTCTAAAGGGTAACACATTAGTTCTATACAGTAGAGTTGAGGCTCATGGGGAACCATTGTATAACTTAATAAATAGTTCTGTAGACAAAGGACGTAAAGTGTTCTATGTACATGGTGGAGTAGATGGAGAAGAAAGAGAGGAAGTTAGATCAATCACAGAGAAAGAGAAAGATGCAATCATTGTTGCCTCTTACGGCACCTTCTCAACTGGAATTAACATTAAGAACCTTCATAATGTAATTTTTGCGTCGCCCTCTAAATCCAGAATTCGTAATCTCCAGTCTATAGGTAGGGTTCTTCGTAAATCAAAGGACAAAACCAGTGCAATGCTATATGATATTGCAGACGATATCACATATAATTCAAAAAAGAATTATACTTTGAATCACCTCATAGAAAGAATCAAAATATATAAAGAAGAAGACTTTAATTATGAACTATCACACATCAAACTAAAATAAGATGGAAGAAGAATTCTACGCATCGGTAAAATTAGTCTCAGGCGAAGAGATCTTTGGAGAGGTAATGCCTTCTGAGGAAAATGGTCGCACGGTTTTAATTATTAGTGATCCTGTAGAGATTGAAACAGTGAGTATGGATGGAAGAACTGAAGGCCTTCGCATGATGCCATGGTTAAGAAGTATGCCCGCTGAGGGTATCATCATTATCCCAATGGATAAAGTTATTACTGTAGTTGAAGCAAGGGAAGAATCTGAGGTCGTCGCCTACTACCAAAGATTCATTATGACTAATCTTGTTAATGGTTCATCCGAAAAGATTAAGGTCACTAAGAAAATGGGATATGTAATTTCTGTTGAAGATGCTAGACAGCATTTAGAGAAGCTCTTTGATAAAGATAGCTAAATTGCTCTTGCGCTCTGACAGAGCTATTGTACATCTATTTCAAGGACTTGTCAAGCGTCCGATTTTATGTTATACTTAAACTAACAAAAGAGGTAATATACATGCCCGCAAAAGGTAAGACCCGAAAGAGATCTGAACATTACGTTAACAATAAAGAATTCTTATACGCAATAGTTCAATATAAGGCTGACGTAAAGGAGGCGGAGGAGAAGGGCGATCCTAAACCACGCATCACTAATTACCTTGGAGAGTGTTTTGTAAAGATTGCAACACACCTTTCATATAAACCAAACTTCGTAAACTACATGTTCCGTGAGGACATGATATCTGATGGCATCGAGAACTGTGTCCAGTACATACATAACTTCAATCCAGAGAAATCTACGAATCCTTTTGCGTACTTCACTCAAATCATACACTATGCTTTCCTCAGACGTATACAGAAAGAGAAAAAACAAATGGAGATCCGTGAAAAGATCATTGAGAAGTCGGGGTATGACGAGGTTATGCATGTTGACGATGATGGGGGCTTTTCTAGCGACTATAATTCAATAAAAGAGGCAGTACAAACAAAGATGAATCAATGAAGATAGCGATTATAACTGACACGCACTTCGGAGGTAGAAGGGGTAACAAGGTCTTTCATGACTTCTTTCAAAAATTCTATGATAATATATTCTTTCCAGAACTAGAGAAGAGAGGTATCAAGTATTGCATCCATATGGGAGATGCCTTTGACAATAGAAAGAATATAGATTACTGGTCTTTAGACTGGGCAAAACAACATGTATATGATAAGTTTGAAAAATTAGGCGTGAAAGTTTGGCAACTTGTAGGTAATCATGATGTTTACTATAAGAATACAAACAAGATCAACTCAATTGATGCACTCCTAGAACATTACGATAACATAATTCCTATATCTAAACCAGATACCTATGATATAAATGGATTCAAAGCAATGATGTTGCCTTGGATATGTGATGAGAACTATCAAGAGACTCTTGCAGCAATAGAAAAGTCAGATGCTAAGATGGCTTTTAGTCATTTAGAACTCAATGGATTTGAATTATATCCAGGCATGTTTCAACAAGGTGGTATTGATAAAGGTATCATTTCTAAGTTTCCTACAGTATTCTCAGGACATTATCATACAAGAAGTAATGATGGCCAGGTTTTTTACTTAGGTAATCCATATGAAATGTATTGGAATGATTGTGGGGATAAGAGAGGATTTAATATCTTAGATACAGAAACAGGAGAGATTGAGTTTGTAGAGAACACATATCATATGTTTGAGAAGATATATTATGAAGATACTCCAGCAGAGTTATTCAAAGCACATCTATACAAGGATAAGATAGTTAAATTATTCATCAGATCTAGAACAAGTCAGTTACAGTATGACAAATTTCTAGATAAACTTATGAAATCTGGCATCATTGATCTTAAGGTTGTAGAAAATACTGCAATCAATGATACTGAAGTGGATCTTGATAGTGAAAGGATAGAGGATACATTAACTCTTCTTAATAAATATATTCAAGACTCTGACTTTGATTTAGAAAAGGAAAGAGTTAAGACACTTCTGAAAGAAGTTTACTTGGAAGCCTGTGAAACGGAGTAAACCTATGTTCATACTATCACTTCATGGTCATGAAGGAGAGGGTGCTTATGCTGTCACTAATGATGACGGCCATAAGGCTCTGTATCTTTTTGAACAGGAAGATGATGCAACAAGGTATGCTGGATTGTTAGAAGCAAATGAATCAATCCCCTTGACAGTTGTTCAAATAGATGATACACTGGCTGTAGAGACATGTCAGAAACACAAATACAAATATGTTATTATCTCAGCAGATGATATAGTGATTCCACCCCTAAATTATGATAATATTCAAAACGATACGGTGGCGTAATTTCTTATCAACTGGCAATCAGTTTATAATTGTAAGTTTTCAAAAATCCCCGACAAATTTAATAGTAGGTTCTAATGGAGCGGGTAAATCTACTATTTTAGATGCATTAACTTTCGTATTATATAATAAACCTTTCCGTAAAATTAAGAAAGCACAGTTAATTAACACTGTGAATGAGAAAGAGTGTGAAGTACAGATAGAATTTGAGATACAGGGTAAGATTTATACCATTGTAAGAGGTATGAAACCTACTTTGTTCCAGATTTACATAGATGGTAAATTACAAGACCAGTTTGCCAACCAATTAGATCAACAGGCACACTTAGAAAATAATATACTTAGACTTAACTATAAATCTTTTACTCAGACAACCATCTTGGGATCTGCAACCTTTGTTCCTTTCATGCAACTAGGTAATACAGACCGTAGGGCAATCGTTGAGGATGTATTGGACATTAAAATCTTCTCAGGTATGGCTAAAATACTAAGAGATAAGATTAGTAAGGCCAATACAGAGATTAGAGAACTGACAATCAAGAAGGATATGATCTCAGAGAAGATTGAGATGCAAAAGAACTTCATTGCTGACCTCGATAAGAGTGGAAAGAAGAGAATACAAGAGACTAAAATAAAGTTAGATGGGTTATTCAATGATGAATCCATATTGATGGGAGATAATAAGAAATATGAAAATTTAATCAAGTCAAAATACCAACCTCAACTCGAAAAAGTATCATCTGCTCGCTCTTCTCTTAAGAAGATGAACACAATTAAAATCAAACTGGAACAACGGATACAGAATATTACATCCGAACATAAGTTCTTTACGGATAATGTATCATGCCCTACATGTGAACAAAAAATAGAAGAAGAGTTTCGCTTAAATAAAATTGGAGACATCGAGGCGAACGTAAAGGAGATAAACTCCGCTTACCGAGACCTTTCAAAATCTATAAAAGACGAACAGAAAAGAGACAAAGAGTTTTTAGATGTTTCTAAGCAGATCACCACACTAACGAATGACATTTCAACAAACAATTTCAAAATTTCTCAGTATCAGCGACAAATCAGAGATTATGAATCAGAAATTCAAGAGATTACCGAACAAATTGCAAATAGAAATACTGAGAGAGCCACTCTCAAGTCACTCAAAAGTGAGTTAGCAACTGTAGAGAAAGATAAATCGAACTATTCTGAAGATATAGACTACTTAGACTTTGCAAACTCCATGATGAAAGACTCTGGAGTCAAGGCAAAGATCATAAGAAGGTATTTGCCTGTCATGAATCAGAAGATCAATAAGTATCTTCAGATGATGGACTTCTATATCAACTTTACTCTAGATGAACAGTTCAATGAGAAGATTAAATCACCTATACATGAGAAGTTCAGTTACGAATCATTCTCTGAGGGTGAGAAAATGCGAATTGATCTTGCTATTCTGTTTACTTGGAGAGATATTGCTAAGATGAAGAACTCATCTAGCACAAACATCCTGATCCTTGACGAAATATTTGACAGTTCACTTGATAGTAATGGCACTGACGAGTTTACAAAGATAATCAAGTATGTCATTAAGGATGCTTATGTGTTTATGATATCTCATAAGGTTGATGAACTCACCGATAGACTGGATAATTTAATTACCTTTGAAAAAATGAACGGATTTACAAAGGTTAAGTATTCTACATAAGGTACAATGTTCGGTATACCGTATGTTACTATTAGATGGGTGTCACTCCTTGAAACTTGAGTGTGCATTAAGAGATCTAGGATTCATTGACATGGAATGGAGAACAGTTGCTAATGCAGGGATATTTTTTGTGCAACCTGTAGGTATGCCTGATGATCCCGAAGGTGATTTATTTGGATTTACGATTACCTATGAGAGTAAGGTTATAAAAATGCAGAATACTGCAAAGAAAGCATTAGATACAGCTATAAGATGGTCGGTGGACAGTTGACAGGCTGGCACACTTATGGTTGCAATTGGCACAGGGTAGATTATAATATGTGTATAGACAAGAAAACAAATGCTCACACAAGTTAATTACGAAGTCAAAGGTCAACTTGCAAAACTACTTGCAACAGAAGATCTTATTATAGAGAACCGTAAGGTATCTACGGCGTCCTTTGATGTTGCTCGTAGAGTTCTTACCCTACCAATGTGGGAGAAGGCTTCTGGAACCGTATACGACCTTCTTGTAGGACATGAGGTTGGTCATGCATTATATACACCAGCAGATGACTGGACAGAAGATTATCCAAACGTTCCTCCATCTTTCATCAATGTTTTGGAAGATGTAAGAATTGAGAAGTTGATGAAAGTTAAGTATGCTGGATTGAGTAAAACATTTTACAATGGATACTCACAACTTGCTGAACAAGATTTCTTTGAACTAGAGTCACATGATCTAGAAGATATGAGTCTAGCAGATAGAATCAATATTCACTATAAGATTGGTAACTTTACAAAAGTTTCTTTTAATTCAGAGGAACAATGGTTTGTAGATCAGGCCTTTAAGACTAATACATTCAAAGATGTTCTTGAATTGGCTCAGAAGTTATACGAACATATCAAAGAAGAACAAGAACAACTAACTAAGTTTGATGATCTTGAGTTTTCATTTGGTGAAGAGGGTTCATCTGGTCAAGGAATGCCTTTCCAACCATCTGATTCTGAAGATGGTATTGAAATGGATGGAGATTCAGATAGTGAAGATGGTGATGGTGGCGAAGGTCAATCCAATTCTCAAATACCTTCTATGAAGGAGTTGGATGATGATCTACAATCAGCATCAGATATCTCAGGTGGAGTACATGGTGGTGTTGAGGGAGCAGTGACAGACAAAGCTCTTCAAAGTAACTTAGAAAACTTAAACAAAGAATCTACAAATACATATTACGAACCAGAATATGTTGAGTTACCTCAACTTAATTTGGACACAGTAATTGCTAGTAACAAGAGTGTTCATGAATATCTAACTGAGTACTGGATCGGATCTCAAAAACACTTTGATGCAGAATCAGAAAGCAAGATGGACATCTTTGAATCTGTTGATAATAATTACAGACTATTCCGTAGATCTGCTCAGAAAGAAGTTAACTATCTTGTAAAAGAGTTTGAGTGCCGTAAATCTGCTGATGCATATGCTCGTGCTACTGTATCAAAGACAGGTATTCTTGATTGTACTAAACTTCATTCTTACAAATACAATGAAGATCTATTCAAAAAGATTACAGTTCTACCAGACGGCAAAAATCATGGTCTCATGTTTGTCCTTGATTGGTCTGGTTCTATGAGCACTGTTCTCATGGACACTGTTAAACAGTTGTTCAACTTGATTTGGTTTTGTAAGAAAGTTCAAATTCCTTTCCAAGTATTTGCTTTCACTAATGAGTGGAATCATTATAATGATAAGTATGATGAATACGGATATAGAATAAAATCAACTTTACCTCTTCATCATGAAGAGAAAGATTGTAGGATAAAAGTTGGCAGTGAGTTTAGTATGGTTGAGTTCTTTACAAGTGATTGTAAGAAGTCAGATCTAGAAAAACAAATGCTCAGTATTTGGAGACTTGCTACTTCATTATCTAATTATTACAGATGGGATTCTAAAGTTTATTTCCAAGCTCCTAGAAGATTAAATCTATCAGGAACTCCACTCAATGAAGCTTTAGTATGTTTGAATCAAATAATTCCTCAGTTCAAGAAATCCACAGGGGTACAAAAAGTTCAATGCGTCACTCTTACAGATGGTGAAGCTCATCCTTTATCTTATAATAAGTTTATGAAATCTCATACAAACGATCCATTGATGGATTATATGGGAACTAGATCTACTATGAATGGTTCAGTTTTTATCAGAGATAAGAACAATGGTAAAACTTATTCATGCAATTCACATCAACATGAATTGACATCAGCACTTCTAAATCAACTCAGAGGTAGATTTACAGATGTTAATTTCATAGGTATCCGAGTCATGGATGGTAGAGATGCCAATTCATTCATCCGAAGATATATGAATTGGGATTTCGATAAGGTACAACATGTCCAAGCTGCTTGGAAAAAAGATAAGTCTATTAAACTTACCGATGTTGGATACCATGCATACTTTGGAATGTCATCAACTGCTCTTAGTAATGACACTGAGTTCACTGTCAAGGAGGAGGCAACTAAAGCACAGATCAAGTCTGCTTTCAAAAAGTCTCTCAACAATAAGAAGATGAACAAGAAAGTCCTTAGTCAATTCATGGAATTTATTGCATAGTGACAATTATATTAGTGTCACAACATACGTTTACAGTGGTAGCATATACCACTATAATTAGAACATAACTACATAATGAACAATGCCTTTTGAAGCTAAAGTGAATCCCGAATCTCTAATCAATTCTTTAAGAGATCTATACGGTACAAAAATTACCGCTGCACACATCAAAGCCTACTGTGCTCAGAATGATGTGGGGTATCAAACTGTCACCAAATATCTAAAACCTTATAAAAAAGGAATTGGTAAGTGGAATCTAACAGTTGCAGAAAAATTAGAAGAGACTTACAACAAAGCTGCAGCAGCACCAGCGACATTAACACAGAATTTAATTCCTGATGTTGACTCCAACTTCGTTAAGTTTGGAAACTTCAACGATGTTAAAAAGATTATTCAATCTAAGTTATTCTATCCTACCTTTATCACTGGTCTATCAGGTAATGGTAAGACATTCGGTGTTGAACAAGCCTGTGCTCAACTTAAGAGAGAAGTTGTTCGTGTAAACATTACTATTGAAACAGATGAAGATGACCTTATTGGTGGCTTCCGCCTTGTTAATGGTGCCACAGTATGGCACAATGGCCCAGTCATTGAAGCCCTCGAACGAGGTGCAATCTTGCTCCTTGACGAAATCGACCTTGCCTCTAACAAGATTCTCTGCCTTCAATCAATCCTTGAGGGAAATGGAATTTTTCTTAAAAAAATTGGAAGGTTCGTTAAGCCAGCTAGAGGATTCAACATATTCGCCACCGCAAATACTAAAGGTAAGGGTTCAGACGACGGAAGATTTATTGGAACTAACGTGCTCAATGAAGCCTTCCTCGAAAGATTCCCAGTTACCTTCGAGCAGTCCTACCCTTCAGTAAAGACCGAGGAGAAGATCTTAAATCTCTTATGTGATGACAAAGACTTCTGTAAGAGACTTGTTGATTGGGGTGACATTATCCGTAAGACATTCTATGATGGTGGTGTAGAAGAAATCATCAGTACACGCCGTCTAGTCCACATTGTAAAAGCATATTCAATCTGGAAGAACAAAGAAAAAGCAATTGAAGTATGTGTCAATCGCTTTGATGATGAAACTAAACAGGCATTCCTTGATCTATATGATAAGGTAGATGCTGATGTAAACTTTGGAGGAGAGACACCCGATGAACCTATGGAAGAACTACAAGTCCCTTCTGTTTGAGACATTTCCAGATTTAAAACTTGAGTCCGAGTGGGCTTCATGGGAAGGTAAAGGAACTAGTCTAACTGCTAGAACCTTTACCAACCCACATTTTATTAAATCTAGGGAAGTGGATATATGGAGTGATAAATCATGTATCTACAATACTATCATCTATCCTAAGACAGGCAGTAACCTACCTTGCTTTGGTATGGATTTGATGGGATTTACAGAGAAGAGAGTCATAATTGTATTTGACTTTCAACATCCAAAAGAAAAGTTTTTATTTTCTGTGCCTGGATTACCTAAGGCAGAAAAAGATTATAGATTCTTTGAAATGGGTAATCATTTTTCTGAGAATATCTTTGTCCGATATACTACCTTTGATAAAGTTGATGAACATTTAGATATGTTTGGACAATACTTGACAAAGTACAAAGACATGGTAGAATTAGAGAAACCGTCTGGAACTGATACCAGCACCTATAAAGACTTTGATGCTTACATGACCAAACTAGACCCAGTAGGAGGATATCTGAAAGGTAAGTTTGGACAAGAAAAGGCAGAAAGTTTAGTAAACGATTTCTTATTTTGTTATGGTTAACGCATGGAGTCTCGCTGGTTCAATTATGAATGGAACATTTGAAGAAGACTATCCGCTTATGGACAAAAAGAAGTACATCTATGAGTCACCTGATGGTGGCAAAACTGTTACTCGGAGAGAACCTTTTAGTAGCAAGAGAGAAGTAATCCAAGGAGACTACTTCAAGGAAATACCTTGGAGTGAAGTTGAGGACAATAGAGACTCAGACCTTGATTGGATTGAAAAGAGTGGAGGATTTGAGTGGACGCCAGGTTCACCATGGCCACCAGAAGTTCCTGATGAGGAAGCAGATAGTGGTGACACATACACTGGGGCCTTTGATCATCTCATGGGTGATGATGGTTTCCATTCTCCACAGATAGAGATTGACACTAGTAACTGTGGTGCAGGGAACACTGCTGAGATACGAGAAGATATAGAACACTCAGAGTACTATTACGACTACACTCGCAATGATCCTGATATGCCAAATCCATTTGCTGTCGATCCTTTATCAGATAATGATGATCAAATAGCACATCATATATCGAATGAGATAAATTTTGGCTACAATAC